CTAAATTTGTACTACTTGTTCGGTAGAAGGAGGCATTTAATTATGCAAACAATGAAGAATCGTGTCAAGATGTTATCTAATCTTGATGGTTTTCCTTTAAATATGAGTTTCGTCCGAGATGATCCTTATATTCGGGAAGCTATCTCTAACCTTAGAGGTGGGAACGATTTATTACAGACAGTTCGAGGCGTTACTAGATCAGGCGCATCTCTCGAACTTCTAAAGGGGAGGATAGACGCTTATAACGTTGATACTCCTGTGCTACCTGACGATGATTTATTTAGTGAAGCTGTTAGCAGAACTTTTAAAGCATTTAAGGTCAATGATCTGCGTGTGCTTTCCATTCAAGAGGTAGTACTCGACAGTGAGAAGGCAAAGTCACATCCTGGTTGGACATGGCGTAATGAAGGTAAGCGTAAAGGCGAACTTTTTGAAGAGGCTAAGGCTCAGGCCCGAGTGCTCTCTTCGATCATGCGTAAAGGGAAGAAAGTCTATTTCCCTCCATGTATGTCATTTGTCCGTACACAACTCGGAACTATTGATAATCCTAAAGTGAGACTTGTTTGGGGCTACCCATTCGAGGTTACTCTCCTTGAAGCTCGTTTCTGCCAACCACTATTGGTTGCCTTTAATGGTTCCAATTCACCCATGTTTATTGGGAAGACGTTGCTTCAAGAACTACCAATGGCAATAGACCATCTATTTCACCATAAGTATGCATATGGCTTAGATTGGTCTGGCTTTGATTCATCCATCAGTCCTGGACTCATTGGGATTGCTTTTAAAGTTCTTGAACAAAACTTTAGAATGTCAGAGTCTGATCGGGTGACATGGCGTCGCTTAATTGATTATTTCATACACACTACGATTGTGTTCCCTGATGGGACTAGGTATGTTAAATCATCTGGGATCCCTAGCGGTAGTTACTTTACTCAGTTGATAGGTAGCATTATTAACTATTTAGTTATTACTTACTGTCTATTGAGGTTATCAGAGATATCACCTAAGATCTGGGTTCTTGGTGATGATAGTGCATTTGGGTTGGATGAATACTTAGATCCTTCACAGATTGCAGCTATAGCAGACCGAGAGTTCGGTCTGAAGTTGAATCTCAGTAAAAGTGTTGTCAGTGATGACCCAAGTAGCTTTGAGTTTCTTGGGCATCGTTCTTACGGTGGACAAGTCTACCGTCCGGAGCGTAAGCTGTTAGAACTTGCCTTGTTCCCCGAGGCTTATGTTGAAAGTGAGATGAAAAGCGCTGCCCGGCTATTGGGCCTTCTCATGGACAGCGGGTTTAACAGCCCTTTGATTGTCAACCTTTACCAACAGTTCCGTCAACATGGGATTGAATCGATGGGGCGTGCAGATCGCTACGTAAAGTATGTTCTCCAGAGGTCCATACCACAAGGAAAACTACCTGATCCCAAAACTATTTGGGCTAAGACGTAGTCTATCAAGTAGCAAGTTGGATGACTTATCAT